CGATATGGGCTAAACCCCTGTGGTGAAATTCTTGGAAAAGACTTTCATTGCAATCTTTCTGAAGTACATCTAAACACTTTAGATCCCACTGACCACTTAGCACAAGAGCGTGCTTTCCGTGCTGCAGCTATTGCAGCTGCCTCGCTTCTCCATCACAATTTTGTAGTGGATCGCTATCAATACAGCCGTAGGGTTGATCCAATTGTTGGTGTCAGCTTTACAGGTCTATTTGATTTCTTTGTAATGGCCTTCGGAAGTGAGTGGTTGAAGTGGTGGGAACTTGGCCGTCCTGACACTCCTATTGGAATTATCTTTGCTGCTCAAGAGCAGGAATTTCTTTCCTATTGGAAGGATATTGTTGAGGAAACTGTTGAGGACTATTGCCGTAAACATAGTCTTCGAGTTCCTAACAGAACGACAACTGTTCAACCGGCGGGTACTAAGTCTTTATTGACAGGTGCTTCTCCTGGTTGGCATCCCCCCAAAGCTGCTCGGTTTATCCGTCGTATTACTTTTGGGAAAAATGATCCTGTTGCCTTGGCTTGTGAAGCTTATGGTTACAAGATTATTCCTTCTCAATCTGATCGAGATGAAACCGGAGCATTACTAGAGGATCCTCGTGATCCAAGATGTACTGAATGGTTGGTTGAAATTCCTACCGAAACATCCTGGGCAAATATGCCTGGATGTGACTCCATTGACATCAATGCTTTTAGTGTTGAAGCTCAATATAAATTTTATATGCAAGTTCAAACTTATTACACCACTCACAATACTTCAGCAACTCTGGAGTTTCGTGAGAATGAGATTGAATCCCTGTCTAAATTGATTTATGAATCTATTGAGAATGACAGTGGATACATCTCTGCAGCATTGCTGGCACGTTTTGATGCAAACGAAACTTTTCCGCGTCTGCCGTTTGAACCTATTTCTAAATCACAGTTTGATGCTATGCAATCAGAAGTAGTGTCTCGCCGGATTACCAGTGACTTTTCTCTAGCTATGGAATCCTTTGGGACCAATCTTGGGGATGGTCAAGGTCCTGCTGCCTGTGATTCTGATAAATGTCTTTTTGCTGAATCAAAACCAAAGTAATGATTATTACCGAAGATCTCGGCCTTGCGTCCCTTTCATCAGGGACCCTCAAGGGCGTGGTGGCTGAACTGGATTCATTGTTTCCAGATGTCTACCCAGACTATTTAACTGATCCAAGAGAGCTTGCTTACAGAGCTGGGCAACTCTCTGTCGTTCGGCTTTTAAAAGTAAAACTCGACAAAACCTAAGGAGCAAGATTATGTGTGGTGGTGGTGGTGGAAGCAAAGGCCCATCTAAAAAAGAAAAGAGAAAAGAGCAGGAGCGGCAAGACAGAATTAACCGAGAAAATCAGGAGCGTTATGAGCAACAAATTGCTGAGCAGGCAAGGATCAATGAAGAGAATAATGCCCGTCTTCAGGAACAATTTCGTATTGGGCGAGAAGACTCTGAAAGGCGTTATCAGGAAGGTCTCTTAGCACAACAAAACCGGGCTGTTCTAGATCAAAGAATGGCAGAACAAGCCCGTATTCAACAAGAGGCACAACTTGCTGCACAACTAAAAGCTCAGCGAGAGGCTGAAGAGCGTGCTCGTCTTGAAGCTGAAAAGGCTAGAAATCTTGGCCGCTCAACAGAAGCTGCTGAGGCAGGCGTTGTTCAAAAGAACAAGCAGATGAAAAAATCCAAGAAAAAAGCACGTCTTGGTACTAAGCAGTTGACTAAGGATCTAAATCCTCTGGCTATTAACACTCTGGGTATTGCTAAAAAAGGCAGTAAATCTAGTAATGGTCTAAACATTGCTCAAATTAAAAAGTATTAATAAATGGAAAAAACAGTAGCAGCTGAATACGCCCGGCTGTCAGCTAACAGGACTCAGTTCCTAGACGACGCAAGAGCATGTGCCAAGTTAAGTGTCCCGTACATGATGCCGCCTAGCGGCCACTCTGGTGGGAACAAACTACATACACCTTGGCAATCAGTCGGTGCAAAAGGTGTAAATGTTATGGCATCTCGTCTGATGTTGAGCTTGTTCCCTGTCAATGCAAAATTTTTTAAGTTGCAAATTGCTGACGGGGCCTTAGCTCAAGACCCAGATATTGATGCACAAGCAAGGTCTGAAATTGATCTTGTCTTGTCAAAGATGGAACGTGTTGTGATGCAGGACGTGGCCGAAAAGGCTGATCGTGTCCTTCTTCACCAAGCTATGAAACATCTAGTTGTTTCTGGCAACGTTTTGGTATTTATGGGTAAGAAAGGTCTGAAGCTATACCCTCTAGATCGCTATGTAATCCGTAGAGATGGCGATGGTCAGGTTACTAAGATCATCACTGTGGAGGCTGTAGATGCCGACACAATGCCTGATTATGTCCCTAAGAATAATGGCGTACAACCTGCAAATCATGTGGGTGAGCCTGGTGGTGGTATTCCTTCTGATCTAAAAATCGATCCCAGTAGCAATGAAGTTGCTGTCTATACCTGTGTAAAACTTATAGACGGTCAATGGAAATGGTATCAGGAAGTTGATGGACAGATCCTTGAAGGTTCTCAGTCTTCAGCACCAAAGACAGCCAATCCCTGGCTCGCTCTTAGGTTCAATGTTGTAGATGGCGAAGATTACGGTCGGAGCAGAATTTCTGAATATCGTGCTGATCTTCAAAGTCTTGATTCTTTAATGCAGAGTCTTGTCGAAGGAGCAAGTGCGAGTGCGAAAGTAGTTTTTACAATTTCACCTAGTGCAACTACTAAACCTAATCAATTAGCCCAAGCTGGCAATGGAGCTATTATCCAAGGCCGACCAGAGGACATAGGTGTAGTTAGTGTTGGCAAACAAGGAGATTTTAAAACAGCTTATGACATGGTTCAAACTTTGACCCAGCGTCTAAGTGAAGCTTTCCTTGTCTTTACTCCTAGAGATTCCGAACGCACAACAGCCGAAGAAATCAGATTTACCCAACAGGCCTTGGACGAAATGTTGGGAGGAATCTATGCCTCTCTAACTACAGAACTACTCGAACCTTTTATTAATAGAAAGCTGCTAGTTCTGCAACGTCAACGAATGTTGCCACAGTTACCAAAGATTAATGGTAAACCTGCTGTCTTCCCGACAGTGGTTGCTGGTCTCGAAGGCGTAGGCCGCGGCCAAGATCGTGAAGCATTGATGATGTTTATGCAAACTTTGGCACAGACCCTCGGGCCTGAGGCGATGCTTGCAAACCTAAATCCTGATGAAGCGATTAAACGCCTCGCAGCATCAGCAGGAATTGATTATTTGGGCCTTGTCAAGACGCCTGAACAGAAACAGCAGGAATCAGAGGCTGCACAGCAGCAGGCACAGCAGCAGGCAATCCTTTCACAAGCCGGTCAACTGGCTAAATCCCCTCTGGCTGACCCTGATAAAAACCCCGCACTTATGGAGCAAATGAATGGCGGAGCCGAAGAAGAAGCAATCCCCGCTGAAGGAGGAGGTCCTATTGAAGAAGGAGTCCCCGAAGCAGGAATCTAAGCCTTCAAACAAATACGCACCCACTCAAAAAGTTCGCCCAAGTATTGGTGCATCTCGTGTTGGTCAACCCAATGCGGGGCGTGTCACTGCTGCGAATCTCAACACCGTTAAAATCACTGTTCACTGATGACCACAACTACATTTAATCCCCAAGATGAAGCCTCTGAGGCTGCGCGTGTAGAAGCCGAAGCGCGAGCGTTGCAAAGTGGCGAAGAGTTAATTGCCAAGCAAGAAGCAGCTGCTCAAGAAAAGTTTGACTCAGATCAAAAGGCTCTTGATACAGAGGCCAACTATGCCGGTAAATATAAATCTGCTGAGGAGCTTGAAAAAGCTTACTTGGAACTTCAGAAAAAGCTTGGGGACCGCACCGAGGACTCAGAGGAGCAGCCTGTTGCAGAAGAGCAAGAGGAGGCCTCTGAAGAGACCGAGACAGAAGCTGAGCCTACTGAGGCTTATCAATCCCTTGAAGCCGCTTCTCAGGAGTATGAGGAGGGTGGGCAGCTATCCGAGGCAACCCTTGAAAAGCTCTCCCAACTGGATAGCAAAGAGCTAATCGAGAATTGGGTGGAATACGTCAATAGCTCGAAGCCTGAACAGCCCGCAGGAGCTATGCCCCAAGAGGAAGTAGACAGAATCATGGGTTCTGTTGGGGGCACTGACCAATACGAAACAATGGTCGGCTGGGCTAGTGAGGCCTTGGCTCCTGATGAGATTGCGGCTTATGATTCTGTGGTTTCCAGTGGTAACCCTGATGCCATATATTGGGCAGTACAGGGGCTTAGATCGAAATACGTCGAGTCCAATGGTTACGAGGGTAAGCAGGTATCTGGTGTAAGGGCTCCGCGTCCTGAACCCGGTTTCCGTAGTCAAGCCGAATTGGCTCGGGCTATTTCTGACTCTCGTTACCGCGACGATCCCGCATACAGACTCGACGTTCAAGACAAACTTGCGCGATCTGGGGATCTCATGTAAACGTCTCGGAAAAGGCGTCGGTTACGAAAGGGTGCTCTGGCTGAGTTTGGGGGGTTCGATTCCCCCCTCACCTTATTAAGGAAGCTTCGGACCTTGTAAAAAACCAGCCCGATATATCTGGGCCTTGAAAGAGATACCCCATTCGGTGTAATTACTCGACAACTGAATACTTTTTTAAGTGAAGATCTTCATAGCACATATTTAACTTTTTAACTTTTAAATAAACATGGCAAACATGAATCTTACGCGTCCAGGCGCGTCAAATGGAGGCAGCGATTCTCGCGCCTTGCTACTCAAGCTGTTTACTGGAGAGGTGTATGAATCTTTCCGTACAGCCCTAATCGCCAAGCCTCTTGTTCAGAGCCGTACTCTGACTAACGGCAAAGAAGCCCAATTCATCCATACCGGGACCATGACGGCGGGTTTTCATACGCCGGGAACCCCACTACTCGGTAATGGAAGTGGTACAGATGGTGCCCCTAAGCAAGCCGAAACCACCATCACTGTTGACCAACTACTTATTTCTCAAGCGTTCGTTTACGAACTCGATAGTGTTCTTGCTCACTACGATATTCGCGGCCCAATTGCTCGTCAAATCGGACAAAGTTTGGCCGAACATTATGACCGTCGTATCTTCCGTGTGCTTGATCGTGCAGCAGTAGCCACGGCTCCTGTTACAGGTGAACCCGGTGGATTTACTGTTGGATTGGGTGCAAATAACGAGTACAATGCTCAATCTTTAGTCGACGGTTTCTTTGAAGCTGCGGCTGTATTAGATGAACGTTCTGCTCCTAAAGATGGCCGAGTAGCTGTACTTAGCCCCAGGCAATATTATAGCTTAATTTCTAGCGTGGACACTAATATCTTAAATCGGGATATTGGCAACACCCAAGGTAATTTGAACTCTGGCGATGGTCTTTATGAGATCGCCGGTATCAAGATTCAAAAGTCCAACAACATTCCTTTCCTCGGAAAGTATGGTGTGGCCACTGGTACAGCTATCGAAGATACCGATACTACCAATGAGAAGAATGACTACGGTGATACCACCGACTTCAGCAACTCTTGCGGATTGATTTTCCATCGTGATGCAGCGGCTGCCGTAGAGGCAATTGGTCCTTCTGTTCAAACTTCTGGTGGAGATGTTTCCATCATGTATCAGGGTAAGTGATTGCCCCTTTAGCGAGTAATCGTTAAATAAACACTGGATGAATTCAGGGAAACCTAAGGCGAAAGCTATGGCAATCCTGAGCTAAGCCTCTCAAGCGTGAGAGGAAAGTGCATCGACTAGGTGGTGTGACACGCTTGTCACGTAATACACCAATAGCGTCCGGCACCCAAAGGGGTGAAGATATAGTCAGAGCCACATTAAAGTGTGGATAACTTGGATCTCGTTGTGGGACGCCTTGCAATGGGCGCAGGCGCAGTCCGCGTCTCTGTTGCAGGTGCTTTCCGTAACACCTGATTTTATGGGGGTCTTATGGCCCCTTTTTTAGTCTCCAGACCGAGACGACCAACCTTTGCAAATATGAAACCTAAATGTCTGCACGTACAACCGTCCTAGATGCCGTAAACCAGATGCTTTCTTGCATCGGCGGTGCGGCTGTCGTAACACTCGACACCGATAACCCTGAAGTTTTCACCGCACAGTCCATCTTGGAAGAGACGACACGTAACGTATTAGCAGAGGGGTGGAACTTTAATACTGAATTGGAATATCCATTTCCAATACAAACAAATGGAGAGATCGGTGTCCCCGATAATCTCATTAGTTTTACTTTATCCTTCTACAAGCACGGTGCTGATCGTGACTTGATCGTAGAACGTGGAGGTAAATTCTATAACAAGAAAGATCATACCTACACCTTCACAGAAACCATCTATGCAGATGTGGTTTGGTATTTCCCGTTTGTGGAGTGCCCTCAACCAATGAAGGAATACATCACAGCAAGAGCCTCACGTATTTATGCCAGTCGTCTGGTGACTTCTGAAGAGCAAGTACAACTTATTGCTCAAGATGAGTCAGCTACTAGAACTATCTGCATTGAGTATGACACAGCCACAGGCAAGCCGAACGTGTTTGGCCTGCAAGATGGCACCAACAACTACATTTCTTATCAGCCTTATAGATCCCTTTTGCGATAAACAATGCCTGTATCCGTTTCCCAACGCATCCCAAATTTGTTGGGTGGCGTTTCACAGCAACCAGACTCTCTTAAACTGCCTGGTCAACTTACACAAGCTGATAACTGCTTACCAGACCCCACGTATGGATTACTTAAGCGTCCAGGTTTAAAGCTTATTTCTAGCCTCGCTGGAGCAACTGCTGACGGTAGATGGTTTTCTATTTTTCGCGACTCGCAGGAAAAGTATATTGGCCAGTTTGATACTACGGGTACACTCCGTATGTGGAATGCCTTTTCAGGGGCAGCTGCTACTGTTAATCCCCTTAGTACAGCAGCGACAGCTTATGTAAATGGTGTCTCTGAAGCCGACTTCGAGATGCTACAAATCAATGATTATAACTTTGTTTTAAACAGAAGTAAAACTGTTGCAACATTACCAACTTTAAGTCCTACCCCAAGCCCTGAAGCTTTGATTGTCTTGCGTATTGCAGGTTATCAAACTTCTTACACCGTTACACTTGATGGTCAAGCTTATAACTACAATACACCAGCTACCGGTACTGTTTCTATTAAGTCAGTAGTAGCTGGTATTGCAAATAGAATCCCAAATACTTATACGACAACTACTATTAGTAATGTAATTCATATTACTAGAGTAGATAATGCTGATTTTACTATTGAAGCTAAAGGTGGATTGAATTCTATTGCTGTAGAAGCATATAAAAGCTCTGTTCGTGATGTAGCTGATTTGCCTGGATCTTGTGTTGCGGGGATGGTACTTAAGATTCAAAATTTAGCAAATCTAAATGGCGACGAATATTATGTAAAATTTGTTGTCAATGGAACTGAACCAAAAGGCGTTGGTAGTTGGGAAGAGACTGTTGCTCCGGGCATTATTACAACTATTGATCCCGATACAATGCCTCACGCGATTATCCGCGAAAGTGATGGGACTTTTACGTTTCGATCTCTTAATGAAGCAGATAAGGATGGAGACGACTTGTATTGGGTTGAGCGTCGTATTGGTGACGACACATCAAATCCTATGCCTACAGTGGTTGGTAGCCAGATAACGGGATTAAGTTTCTTTAGAAACCGACTTGTTTTACTTGCAGGTGCCAATGTAATCTGCTCACAACCTAGTAGTTTTTTCAATCTTTTTCGTATTTCAGCATTAACAACTTCTGATGCAGATGCTGTTGACCTTGCTTCAGGTTCTCTACGGCCAGTCAACTTACGATTTGCTATTGGAGACCAACTAGGCCTCCTGATTTTTTCTGAGCACTCTCAGTTTATGCTTACAGCAGAAGGGGATACGTTTGGACCTAGCAGTGCCCAGCTAAAAGCCTTTAGCACTTTAAACATCAACCCTGATATCTCACCAGTAGATACCGGGACATCAGTCATCTACGTTGATACCCATCAAGGGTTCTCTACAGTGACTGAGATGTTGGTAACTTCTGCTGAAAATAGACCACAGAAAGCCGACCTTTCAAGGACAGCACCTAACTTTGTTCCGGGTGCCCTTAGATCAATGGTTAGTAATAGCTCAGCTACTATGCTGAGTTTGTTGGGTATTCAGAATCCAGATGAATTGTATATCTTTAAATACTTCAACAATGGGACCGAAAGAGTATTGGCGTCTTGGATACGTTGGTTGTTGCCTGGTAATTGCTTATTGCAAACTACTGATCATGATAACTATTTCTTTGTAACATCACAAGAAAATGGTGTATGTTTGTCGTCATGTACGGTCTTAGTAGACGTAGAGGGTACTGCTGTTAATCAAAATGGTATTTCTTATGAATATCGTATGGACTTGTTTGAGAACAATCTTACTGTTGCTTATAACAATATCACAGATACCACTAGAATTTTCTTTGGCACAGACGTATATGACTCAACGCTTACACCTGTTGTTGTTATAGATGATACGCCTACAGAGCGAGGTGTCCTATACATTAATCCTACTCACGGTAACAATGGCACTGACGATTATGTAGAGGTGCCTGGTGACCGGACAACCTCCAATCAAATTACTCTTGGATACCAGTATCAAATGACTGTAGGGCTTCCTAAGTTCTATCGAAAAGCCACTCAAGCAGGTGGTACTGTTCAATCTGATGTGATAAACATACCGCGTGTTCATCGCGTTGTGATTCAAAGCACAGATTCTGGCCCCTTTGAAGCTTCTGTCGCTGTCAAAGGTAGGACTGCTAAAACTTATTCTTTTCAACAAACACTTGCAAACAGCTACATCTCTAACACAGTACCTCTTCCTGAAATTATAGACAACGTTATCCCTGTCTATGGTAAGGGTACAGATTCAGATGTAACTCTTACTAGCAATACACCATTTCCACTTTCTTTTATCGCTGCTACTTGGTTTGGGCTTTATGCAAACAGAGGAATACAATCAATCTAAATATATTAAACCCTGCTCTATGGAGTTGGCTTGGCAAAGTTCAGACCTACTCCGATGGCAGGATAAACAAGAATTGGAGGGTCAAGGGCACCCTCCTTTTTATGCCTTGGCAATGAGTGTTGCTGTTACTGAAGATCCTGTCTCTTTTTACACTCCTGATAATGAGCTAGCTGGCTTTGCAGGAGTAGTTGATGAAGGAGGTGGAATAGGACGTGTATGGATGCTCACCACACCAGCTGTGGAGACAATACCAATTCTCTTCTTTAAAGAAGCCAAGAAATGGTTAGAAAGGCAAGACTACATAATGCTGCACAACACTATGGACCCCAGAAACAAGATGCACCGAAAGCTCTTGAAGATGCTGGGGTTTAAGCGTTTGTGCTATGTGCCCGTAGGTCCAAAACGTCTTACTTACGTCGAATTTGCGAAATTATGTGTGATCCAGTAGTAGGTCTAAGTATTGCTACCTTTGTTGTTGGCACTATTAGTACAGTTGCTAATTACTCCCAACAACAGGCCCAGGCAAGCGCTGCTAGCAACCAACAATTTGCTCAATATCAAGCTCAAAATAGGGCTGCTGAGCAAGCTGCTTTGCAGCAACAGAACAGATCATTGTATGAACTTCAAAACTACAATAATCAAGTCGAGCAAAATAACCAACTAGCTCTTAACTCGTGGCTAAATACAAACCAACAAAGAAATCAGGCCAACTTAACACTTCAATCAGAGTTTTTAGCTGCTCAACAACAAAGAGATTATACTAACCTCAATAACCAGCTTCAATGGCAACAAAACCTAAATCAAGCTATTCTTTCTGACCAACGTGCTGAGACACAACTTCTGCTTAACCAAGAAGGTCTAAATTCTAAACTTGAAGCTAATCAGCGCAAGCAAAATGATGCAGAAGCTTTACGTTCGTTTGAAGCTGAACGTTTACTAGCTTCTAGCATTCAATCTCAAGGATCTATTCTTGCTCAAGGTAGGACAGGACAATCAATTGGTTTAGCTGTTAATAATGTAATTGGCAGTTACGGACGTGACAGAAGAATGTTAGATCGTAACCGTGAATCAGCACTGGCAGACTTTCGTACAGAAAACGTCAATGCTTACTTGGCTAAGGCACAAAAAGATTCTGAAGCAATTGCATCAATTATGCCAAAGCCTATGCAACCCCTTGAATTACCAAACATAGCTTCACCTGTATTTGGGGCTGCACCTAAAAATCCTGTCTTTGCTCCGTTTAGTCTCGATCCAGGGCCTACGAGTGGACCTACTTATGGTGCAATGCCCGTTGGAATTCCTGGTCCTAGTTCTATTGGCTTAGTGGCAGGTATCGGCTCAGCAGCTGTGAGTGGTTATGGCACTTACGTGAAGAATAAAAATCTAATCGATCCCCCTGGAAAAGAAAAAGAATGAGTCAAACACCATTTAGGTCAGTACAGCAGAGAGCTAGTCAATCTGAAGGTATCTCTAATCTAAAAGCTCCTGACCGAAGTAAACAAACTGCGGAGCTTGCACGACAACAAAATATTCAAAACCAAAACGTTCAAACAGCCATAGGGTTAAACCAGAAATTCACTGCTTTTAATCAACAAACTGTTTCAGAAATTGATATTAATAACCAGCGTTTAGTACAATCGCAGCTTAGTAATAACAAAGAGCTAGCCAACAAAGCTCGTCAAATGCGGCAAAGTCAAGGGCTTGCTGACGATAAGATGTTGGCTGATTTTGACAATCAGATTCTTAACCTAAAAAATGCTCAGCAAGTTACAGCTGATCAATTTAAACAACAGCAGGCCATAGATCGTAATGCCTCAATTACTACATTTGGAGAGTCTTTCTTAAAATTTTCCCAGACTTTGGTTGAGGAACGGGCTGAACGCATTAATCAAGCAAACCGCAGGATTCAAGCAGGGGCTATGCTTGATGGCTACTTGGCTCAACTAAACTCTGAAACATCAGCCTTAGATGCTGCACAACAGGCAAGGGTTGATGCAAATGTCACTCTTTCTGATGCCGCTAATGCAGATGAAGCAGCTGGCCGTATTAATGATGCCACTGAGCTACGTTCTAACAATGGTTTTTATAATTATGGTTATCAGGAAGGCGTCGCCCTCAAAGCAGCCGCTAGCATTGGTGGGTATTTAAGTAAGAGGCAAAAGGAGTTTGAGGAAAAATTTCCTTTTGGTAGTCCTAATGCCTATATTATGCAGCAGTCTTTTATAAGAGAAGCTACTGTTGATTTCATTGATCAAAATAATCTTACTTCAGTTCCACCTGAAATTTTAAACAAATACTTCGCTCGTACACTTATATCTAAACAGGCCGAAGTATCTCAAGCATTTAATTCCAAAAATGCTAATTATGTAAAAAAAGCTTCAATAGGTAAAGCTATTAGTGACTTGCGTACAGCAGGTATATCTTACCAAGGACCGTCAGGGGCTGCATTTAATGAGTCAGTATATGCTAGTGATGTCGCAAGATCGCTTACTATTCTTATCAAGGCCGATCCTGAAAATGCTAGTGCAAATGTTAAAAAGGCTTATGATGCAGTGGTAGCGGATGCTAGTGGTGGTAATTTAAAGCCTCTAGAAACTTTTGTAGGCGTACTTCAAGGGGAAGAATTTTTTAGCTATTTTGCTGCTGATGCTCTGAACGATTATCCAACTTTTTTGAAGAAGGAAGAGGAAGATATTAGAAAAGAAATGGCCAGAGAGTCTGCTGAAAAAGGTAATAACCTTTTGCTTGAACTTGAAAGGCTAGAGAACGTTACAGATCCAGCCCTTCGTGATGCACAACGGCAGGAAATAATTAACCGATCAGGCAATTTAGAATCTAAAGATGAGCTTAGAGTTACTAAGGCCGCTAATGAGCTTTCTATCATCAACAAAGAAGCAAATATTGAAGCTAGAGATCTCTGGCTAAATTCTGGAGAATGGACAGCTGAGGATATCAGAAATTGGGCAGAACGAAATAAGCGTCAACTAGGTTCAGAGGTTTATCTAGATACCCTAAGATATGCTGACCAAACCGAAAAGGTAGCCAAAGTTGAGCCTGCTATTAGGGATAAATTTAATCAAGTTAAAGATGCTATTGCTGGTTTAAGTCCTACTCTTACACCGCCACAATTACAAAAAGATGCTACTTTAAGAGATCGTATTAACAATGCTATTAGTCGGAGGCAAGATCAGTTACAACGCCGTTTTAATATATGGAAAAGATCTGAGCAACGTTCCTCTTTTAAAGAGTTTCTTGACGCAAATAAAGATCTTATTGAAAAACCTATTACTGAAAAGGAGTATGCGTCAGGTTATTACAAAGGTTTACCTACAACTGCTCCAGGCGTCAAAAAAACTGCTATTCCCAATGTTACTAATGGCTTAAATACATTTGCATTTACAACGCCCCAAGAGCGCCTGAATGCTCGTAGTGGAGCTTATGGGGTTTTAGAGCCAAATGCTAATGTTTACCTAGAAGTTGCTGAACTTAGAGACCAAGTTGCTCTTTATGAACAAGGTAATACTTCTGGTCTTTTAAAAGATTTATCAAGAGCTGCTGGTATAAAGCCTGTTGACTTTCTCCGTCAGCAGATGGATCTTATGGATATTCAAGGCACAGTTGATGACCCTAAGCCTGATAGCTTTACTAAGCCTAAGCGGGGATGGCAACCTTTTAAGAGTACACAAACTTTTTATGCAGAAAAAGGTTTAACTGCTAATACTGCTGATGCTTTATCACAGCTTGTAGTTTCTCTTTCTTCAGGTAATCCTAACCTTGGTTCTGGTCAAAAGGGTTTGTTTGATTTTAATGCTCAGGAACAAAACCTTCTTTATGAGTTTGCTGAAAGTACCTCTAGAGATCCATTAGATCCATATACTCAACTTGAGTATGTCAGTAAAAAGATTGATTCTTTTAAAACTGGGAATTCTCAGCAGAAAGCCGCTTTTACTTTTCTAGCTGCATCTAAGCCTACTAATACTCAGCTTAAAAAAGCTTTGTTGCTTTTATTCCCCGGTATTAACCGCACATTGCTTGATAGAGCAATTCAAAATATCAGAAACTAATTATGCCCATTACTTTACCAGATGATTTTGAGGAGAAGCCCCTAGAAGATTTAACTCAACAGCCTGTTGTCCCTCCTCCTACGCAACAAACAGAAGAAGAACCCGAAGAAGACCTTTCTGAATTTCAAGAAGAAAAAGAACCCTTTAGGCTTGGACCTGACAGAAAACCTTATACAGGTGAACTCGAAGGCGTTGCTAAGTTTGTTGAGGAAAATATTTATATACCTCTTGTTGATACGTTTGATGGTTCTCGTGATGCTGATGAGGTAGCTGAAGATCGAGCCGAGCTACGTCAAGAAACTGCAGAAAAGTCCAATGAAATAGAGGAGTTTTTTGCTAATGACACTAGCTTTGAAGGTGAAACCATTCGAGCTGGTTTAGGAGCTGTTGAAGACTTTGCTGAAGGCGTTGTAAATCTTCCTGGTGATGTTCTAAGTGTTCTTCCTAATGTTGATGACGACTTTCTTAATGTCGATTTTAACTTTATCAGGGAAAACAATACACAGGCTGGTAAAGCAGTCCGTACTCTTGGGCGTTACCTCATTGCTGCTAGGCAAGGTGGGCGTCTCACAGGCGGCAAGCTTACTGCTGGTAAGACAGGCTTAGGCCTTGCTGGTGGGCGTGCTGCTCAAGGTTTTATTGAAGACTTTATTGGTGCTGATGGTACTGCTGAAGACGATACTCTTATTGGCCGTACTCCCTGGACATCATTTCTACAAACTTCTGATGATAAAAACCCTATTGCTAACCGAACTTTGGTTGGTTTTGAGGGTGCTGCACTTGAAGCATTAGCTATTGGTCCTATAGGTGATTTCTTAAAGAAATCTAATATTGGTGAAAAAGCTGGCAATGCTTTTACACGAGTAAAAGACTTTACTGATTACAAACTTAAATCGGGGTCTCAGCGGAATCTTAATCTTCAAGCTTATAAAAAGCTTTTAGACTTATCGAAAGAAAAGTATTATGGTGATGCGTCTGAGTTTGCTTCGCTAAGAAATCAAGATGTTGACAAGGTATTTTCCACACTTGATGAAGCAGGGGATTTAGATGATATTATTGATAAGGTTGCTGGTCGTGATAACGATATTCGTAAATACCTTATTTTACGTCTAAAGGCACAGAACGCCGCAGAGAAGATTGACGAGGCCTATGACACTGTTAAGTATGGCGGTGCTCCAGAAGAAGAAGTCGTCGATATGTTTGAGATGTCATCTACCAATGCCCGTCTTGAGGATCTTGACAATACACTCATTGCTTTTGGTAATCGTACATCTAAACTAGATGAAAGTGTCGCAGAGCTTTCTGAGCAGCTTACTCGTCAGTCTTCTGCTGGCCCTGGTAGATCACAGGCCATTCAGCAGCTACAAGTTCGTTCACTTGATGCTCCAAAGCTAGCAGATGTAAAGGCAAACAAACTTGCTATCCCAATGAACCTATCTGCTGGTCAGGTACGGTTTATTCAAGATCTCCGTAAGCTCAAAGGTGAAGATGGAAAACTTGCTTTTAAATTCCCCAAAGGCATCACCATCACTCCTGGCCGTCGTATTAAAGGCTTGACCAGTGAAAACGTTGATGAGTTTACTGAAATACTCTCTCAAGGTACTGATGGCAAAATTAAATCCAATCTTTTAGCAAGGCTTGGAAACGTCGATAGGCCACAGGTTGATGATTTTGGAGAAACCCTTGAGTCACTTACAGAGCAAATCAAGCAACTTCAAGCAGAAGATGCTGCTTCTGGTTCTCAGGCAGCTTCAAGTAGACAGGCTCTTCAGCCAATGCTCGAAGAACAGATCAGCCTTAGACAGAAAATCGCAACTGCAAAGCTAGAACGTGAAGCTCTTTATGCCAAAATGAATGGCAAGGATGTTGAGTTTAAAGCTAAAGCGGAGCAAATGAAGACCGATGGGTCTACTGAGCTTTCTCCTGAGACTATTGATGCTGTCGTAAAGAATGCAGATGAAACCATTGCTCCTACAACCCGTGTCAATGCTTTAAGAGCTGGTAAAAATGCTGATGAACTTATCCCAACACAACCACGGGCTGACTTTGGTTCTGCTGTAGATGATGTTAGTGGTGTTAATACAGCTAAGACTATTAAAACTACGGTTACAGAATCTGAATTTCGTTCACTCTCCAAAGATTCAGATACTTTTACTACCCTTAAAGATCTTGCTTCAAAACTACCCCGTTTTATGGGTAAGACTGATGCCGAAATTATTGGCAAGATGCAGTCCCAGCAAGTCCTTGAAATAAAAGAGTCAATGCAAAAAGCATTTGACTTAGGCGAAGTTGATGAGTTTTTTGACGCCAATCCTGAGCTAATTGACAGTGTACGCGGTGGTAAGTATTCAATACTTTCTGTGGAGTCGCAGACGGCAATGGCACTTCTTATTAAACAAAGTGTTCAAGACATCAGTGATCTTTCCAAAACTATTGATAACCAAACAAAAGATGGTGCTCCTGAAGCTTTTGTAAACCTTGAGCGTCTTACAACACGTTTCTTGGCTATGTTTAGTCTTGCTAAAAACAATAGTGGCGCTAGAGGTAGTCTTCTGCGTGAAATTGATGTTATCAATAAGAACCTTGCTACACCAGTACGTCCAGGAGATAACCCACTTTATGATGAGCTTATTAACCGTCAAAAAGATACGTTAGCAAGACAAGAGATTCTGTATAAAAATACTTTAGCAATGGGTGATGAGATTAGAACCAACCCTAAACGCGCTGCACGTGAACTAAGTAGAGCTATAAAAGCTTTGGCTTATGTTCACGCTGAGCCTGATAAGCAGCTTGCTGTTTGGAAGACTTTGTTTGCAGCAAATGTCAAAAACTTAGATGGTTTCTATATTAATTCCATTTTGTCTGGACCTGAAACTCAGTTTCGAAATTTTTGGGGTAACTTCTATCAAACTATTGGTCACCCCTTAATGGCATCTTTAGGTACTGCTATTCCTGGTAAAAACAATAGAGCTGTCCGACTAGAAGCCTCTGCTGTGATGGCAGCTACACACGAAAGTATACTTGAATTTACTGATCTATTTAAGCGTATCTGGAGTAATAACGTTAAAGGTCTAGATCCTGAAGGCGGTGCTTATAACGTTTGGGATGAGGGGCTTACAGAAAATATGGCCAAGATTACAGAATTAAGGGATAAAGGTGAGCTTTCTTGGGCACAGGAAAGTATGTATGGCTTTGCTATCAACATGAGAAAGATTCTTAATTCACCGGCCTTTACGCCCATGATGAAGGTTATGGGAAGTGTGGATAGCTATTTCCGTGTTGTTGCTGGTCGTCAAGTCGTTACCAAACGTGCTGTTGCTGATGCCTTGGATGTTATTGGCGAAAGCCGCCCTTTGACTGAAGTTAGCTCTAAGGAATTTGGTGAGCTTGTCCAGCAATTTAAAAAGAAACATGAGCTGGAAATCTTTGGTGAAGATAAACTGACTTTGATTGATCCCGAAGCAGAAGAGCTTGCTGGTGTCTTTACTTTTCAAAAACCTGTTAGCCAGCAAGATGATGTTACCAAAAAGCTTAACTCCGTAGCATCGCTTCCTGGTGCTCGTCTGTTGGGTCTAACTTTTGTTAAAACCCCATCTGAAATTCTAAAAGCATCATTTAATTTAACTCCAGGTCTTTCTCGTTTGTTAAAAAAAAACGACGAAGCATATAAAAACGGTACTCCATTTTATAGGGCGATGCGTGATGGCCAAGAGGCTATGTCTTATGTAATTGGATTTGGTGCAACCGCAGGTGGTGCAGCTGGTTTTATCACTGGTGCGGGTCCACTTAATCGTGATCTAAATGATAAATGGCGTAAGGATGGTAATACGCCTTTTACTGTTAAACTGCCGTTTGGTGCTGAATTTAGTTATCAAGCATTAGAACCTGCTACAACTATTGTTGGTTTGTTTGCTGATCTTGGAGCTATTGGTCTTGGCAAACAAGAGGCAAGTTTTGTAGGGGCTATTGGCTCTAATGTTGTTAATAAGTCATTCCTTACTCAACTTTCTACAATGGCTGAAATTATAACGGCCACTACAGAAAGAGATTTTGCAAGGTTTGGTCAAAACATTGCCCGTGGACTTACGCCTTACTCAGGTTTCCGTTCTCAGGTAGGGAAAGTCATTGACCCTACAATTCGAGAATATAGAGCACGTCATGAACCTACTTGGTCTTGGTTCCTTAAAAAAAATGGAGGTATGGGTTTATCACGTCTATTACCTGCACGTCCGGATCCTCTTACAGATAAACCGCTTACTAGAGATGGTTATGGCGATGGAGGTGGTAACTTGTTAGGGCTTATAAATATGGCAGTTCCTTTAGGACTACGATTCTCACAAAATCGTACAGACCCTGTTCATAAGGAGCTTTATGACTGGGGCTTTGATATTGAAGATAAAAACCGTGAAATCAGCGGAATTGATCTAACAAATGAAGAAATGGCTGAGTTCAACACTCTACGCTCAGCAAACGGGGACTTTAGAAAAGCTTTTGTTGATTACTTTAAAAGTGACCAATATACAAAAGTTGACAAAATTAGTTCTGATAAAGCACTAGAACGTGGAGACGATGCTTCGACAACAGATGTCTATAGAGAACTTTCTAGTATTACTAATGCGTATGGAAATGATGCTCGCGCAACTATGAAGCTAGGTCTTACTGAGCCATCTAGATCATTTTCTAAAAGATGGACTGAAGCGTTAGAGCGTAAAGCTAAATTTGCAAAAGAAACCAGCGCAAGACAAGATCAACTTAGGTTTAACCAAAATTAATTTTGACTTTAGGCTATGGCTACTACAATTGAATCATTTACTTCTGGGGCAGGCCAAGTCCTGTTCCCGTTTACAATTGAATATATTGCTCAAAGCGACCTTAAGGTTGCCATTGATGGCACAGACACAACTTTATTTACATTTGCCAACGCCACTACAGTTGAATTAAACACAGCTCCTACTACGGGGGCTGTTGTTGCTATTAGACGTGATACGGATGCTGATACCATTGCATCCGAATTCTTTCCGGGCTCATCAATCCGGGCACAAGATCTAAATAGTAATTTTACTCAGTCTTTATATGTTGCCCAAGAGGTTATTCGTGAAGCTGGTGAGGCCACTACTGAGTCTGCAGCAGCACTTGCTAAGTCTGAGACTGCATTAACAGATAGTGCAGCTGCGGTTGTAACTTCAAATGCAGCAACTCAGACTGCTAATACAGCGTCATCTAATGCCAATTCTGCTGTTTCCATAGCTAATACTGCTAATACAACAGCAACTACTGCAGCTTCTGATGCGGCAACAGCAGTCACAACGGCTAATACTTCACTTACTAATAGTACCGCTGCTGTTACTACAGCCAACACCGCTTTAACAGATTCTGCTACAGCTAATACAACAGCTGATAGTGCTGTTACTTCAGCTTCAAATGCTAATACAACAGCGGCTTCTGCTGTTACTACAGCTAATGCTGCTCAAGCTTCAGCTTCTAATGCTGTCACAACAGCCGATTCAGCAGCTACAGATGCAGCAGCAGCTGTCACAACAGCCAACGCTGCTAATACTACAGCGGGTCAAGCTGACACTAATGCGTCTGCTGCTGTTATTACAGCCAATGCAGCTAGTGCTGCCGCTTCTCTAGCTGTTTCCTTCACCCTTGTTTCAAATGTTGCTGGCATTGGCGGCTTATCCCCGTCTGACGGCGATCGAATTGAAGTTGGTGACAGTACAGGTATTGAATCTTTTTCATCCCAAACAGGGTTGCCTTCTGGATTTGTTGGTGCCTCTGGGCTTAGTATAAGACTTGAATATTCCAGCTCTACATCCCTTTGGGGATTTATGAGCTATTTTGCCAATGACCCTGAAGATCGTTATCTAACAAAGAATGTACCAGTTGTTACTGGTGACTCAACAAACGGCTCAGGTCAAATTACTCTTAATTGTGAGAATAATTCTCACGGTGTCAAGATTAAAGGTCCACCACATAGTGCAGCTGCTAGTTATACGCTGACACTACCTGATGATACTGGTACAAGTGGTTATGTACTAAAGACTGATGGTAGCGGTACTACAACTTGGGGTGGAGCAGATGTTGTCTTTGACACTACACCACAACTTGGTGGTGATTTAGATGTTAATGGACACGAGATTGTTTCAAGTGGTACTAATACAGATATTGATATTACCGCTGCCAGACACATAACTCTTAGTGTAGATAATGATGTTTCAGGGCATGATGGTGCGGTTCAAATTATTGGTGGCCCGCTTTCCTGTGGAGCTATAACTAATGCAGGTGTAATTTTAGGATCTACACCTACTTTAAGAGGTTCTGGAACAAGTGGTACTGCATCCTTATCAAACTATGGTTCTTCAGCAAATTCTATAGAAAGTGAATTTAGGCTTAGCACTGACCGCCTAGATTTGTTTTTTGATAATCAACTTTATCTGCAATTTATTGAAGGGCAAGATCTTTCAGTTTACAATACTGCAACCACCAATAGGGGGTTTTCTATTGCTAAAGCTGGCTCTACACTAAAGTTTAAACCACCAGCTTCATTCGTTGATACAACCTACTACTTACCAGCAGCTGACGGTTCTGCAGGTGAAGTTTTAAGTACCGATGGTAGTGGAAACATGTCTTGGGCTAGTCCGCCTGGACGCGAAGTGTTTTTAGGATTCAAACGTACAACATCTAGTAAATTAGAACTTACTTATAGTACGGAATCCGATACAACTACATATCCTATAAAAGATTTTGTGTATAAAAACACACAACATTCTTTTTTAAGTTCAAACAATATCATACATACTACTGGTGCTCTAGCTGGTCAACCAAAACTTGAATTTAACACTAACGGACATCTTATTCTCTCTATCTAATTATGGCACTTATTGATCTCGGCAAACTTAAATTTCAGTGGCAAGGTACATACGCAAACAGCACTGCATACGAAACAGATGACGTTGTTCTTTACAACGGATCTTCTTATGTAGCAACCGCTGATATTCCTGCTACTAATACTACTAATCCCTATGAAAATAGTGATTTTGATGAAATGACGCAGGGCTTTTACTTTAGAGCTGCGTGGACTACAACTAATGTTTATGCCAAATATGAAGTCGTCACGCATAACAGTGCAACTTGGCTTGCAACTCAAACTGTTACTGCGAACAACGAACCTACCAGTAGCTCTGCTCTATGGGATTTACTGACACCAGCACCTGCTTCTAATGTGCTCACCACTGCTGGTGACATTGTTTTCAGAGATGCGGGTAATAACAGCGCACGTCTTCCTGTTGGGGACAAAAATAATGTTCTTACAGTTTTAGAACAACCTAATCACAGCATCCCTGCAAACCTCACGTACTCTGTCGGTACTTCAGTCCCTTATACAGGTATTGTTACTGATGGAGATGATGCTACTAATGTTTATGGCACTGATGCAGCCAATGGTGCTATTAATCTATCGCGTAACCGTAGTTATACGATTACTTTCCCTGCAGATGGAGAGACTTATTCAGTAAAAGATCCAAATGATGCGGCTTACAACATCGCAAACGCGGGGGGACGTGTACCTACAGTTCCAGCTTTTGTTACAAATGGAGGGGATCTTAAACTTACTCTAAATTTAGCATCACCTTCTTCTCTTGTAATTCGTAATGAAAATAGTGGCACTGATGTAATTACTATTACTGTAAATAATCTTGCGCTTGTCCCTGGTTATGGTGAACCAGAAATTGAATCTAACCTTGGCTTCCGGTGTGCCAACGACTACCGCAATACACAAACAGCTGGTATTCTTGCTATCCAACAACATCCTGAATATGGTCGTGGTGGCATTGGTGGCAACACTCCTGGTGAGACTGCCTTTCATGCCCAGTCTGTTGTTGCAAAAAACGGTAAAACTTATAGTTGGGGCCGTTTTTACAATGTTACTACCGCAGGCTCAACTTATGGTGCAGAAGCGATTGGGGGGCCGCAATCAGCTGTAGGTACAAGAAGCAGTGGAGTTTACACTGCTCAAATGTCTTTGCCCCAGCATTTTAGAGCCGCCGTTGCTGGTAATACCGTTGATGCAAAGTTTCTGACTGACCTGGAGAATAATGACCTAGGCTATAATATATTTTCAACACCAAAAATTATCCAACAATACCGTGTAAAAGATCAGAATATTGTACTTACCGAAAACGGTATGCTATTTAAAGCTGGTGGAGGTACTGATGTTGGATCTGATGGCAAAGGTCAGGTGAGGTCAGCTAACGAAGCACTGAAAAATATTGCTGCTTATGACCAAGATGGTTCAACCGAATTAGTTGGTACTGCTCGCCCGAAATTTAAGCAATTTGCTTTTTCCGCTAAAGATGGAATGTACGCCACCGCTGCATCCTCCGATTCTATTGGAAATCTTATGGCTGTAAGTACTGATGGTGAAGTATTTATAATGGGCATGAACAACGCAGGACAGCTTGGTCAAGGTGATACAACTGCAAACTACTTTTTCAGACGTATTAACCCTACAAGTTTTGGTAGTGTACCAATCGTTTCTGTATTCTGTTTTGGCAGAGCTGGTGCTGTTAGTGCTTATGCTATTGATGAGAACGGTAAGCTTTGGGGATGGGGCGATAATTCAAGTGGACAACTAGGCGATAATTCAGTAACAGCCCGCTCCACTCCAATTGAGATGACTTCTGTTACTGGTTCAGCCATTAATGGTAAAGCTGTAACTCATGTTATGGGCAATGCTGCTGATTGGGGCCGTGCAAAGTTTTACATTTTAACTACTGAAGGTAAAGTATATTTCCTAGGCAACCGTGAAGAATATGGTTCAAACAATGGAGTACATTCAAGTACAAATGTTGGTGTTGATGCAACGTTACCTGTTGAACTAGACGATGCGGCTACAACCATTAATAGTGATAACCAAGAGGTTGTTTCTATGTGGATGAGTAGCAGTCGTAAACCTACGCAATGGTTTATCACTGATGGAGGTGATTCTGGTGTTATCCGTATGTATTCATGTGGTTATAATGGCTCAAATCAGCAAGGTACGGCTAACTCAATTACATCTGGTGCAACTGCTTCCGTTGCGAGTGATTGGAATTTAGCTGAATGTGTATTCCGTACTGGAGATACTACTACTTCTATTCGCGAAAGTGTAGGTACTTTAGTAAAAGTTGGTGATCCTTGTATTGTTTATGCAGGACGTGGTATTTATAATACTGGCGCTATCGCTTATCACTTTATGCTTGACTCTAATGGTCAACTATGGCAAAGCGGTAACTTTAAAGCGTATAACCCTTCATTGTTTATCGAAAATGATAATAATGTGGACTTTGAAGGAAACGCCACGAATTCTATCGGCTGGCGTGCTGTAAATACACAACCGGAACCTTTTGTCAGTGTGATGATGGGTGATGGTGCTCAGAACTTTGAAAACTGGGTATGTATTGGTGCTTCTGGAAATGTTTACCACGGTGGCGTTGTTGATACTGAGGGTGCCGTGTTGGCTTGTAACGGGTTCCATTTGAAACCATTAAATCTTTGATTAATTAATTAACTATGTTTTACAACTACAAAAATACCGGTCTAAAAGAGACCTGGGGTTATGGACTTCCCGGTAGTCCTGACATTGAAATTCTAAGCAACACTGTCTTTGCTTTGCGTCCTGGATGTAATCTAGATGATGTATCCAATAGTACAATTACTATTACAGCATTAACCGCCGAAGAAACAGTAGTTGCAAAAGAAGAATGCGGTCTTCCTGCTGATTACACACCTGAACCTAAAGTAGACTAATGATTACTCTTATCCGTCCAATTCTTTTCTCTTTTTTGACTTCTGATAAAGTCAAGCGCCTTATTGTTGATCTCTTAGAAAAGTTATCACAACAAACAGATAATGACATCGATGACCAGGCTGTAGCCATCATCCGCAGAGGGCTTTTCCCTTGCAAAACTGGTCAATGTAGTATCTAATCAAAATGTCTATTAATATTATAGACCTATTTGCTAATTTTAAAGGTTTAGACCATCAAATTAAAGCAATCGACGCCCTGGAAGAAGTTCTTGGGCCTGATAATTTGTCTGATGACGCTACTTGGGTCAAGCTCTGGCGTTCAGCGTATTATCCAGAAAGTATTTCTAACACCTGGGATGGTATTGAGATGGCTGCTATTCAAGCTGGGGCTAAGTTCCCACAAGTTGTAGCTGCTCAATGGGCTCTTGAAAGTGCTTGGGGACAACACGTCTCCGGCAAAAACAATTTTTTTGGCATTAAAGGTCCAGGAACTGTCAAGACCACCTGGGAAGACTATGGTGCAGGTGCGGTAACTATTAAGGCCTCTTTTAAAGATTACCCTACAATTTACGCTTGCATCCTTGAGCTTGTCACTCAATGGTATAAAGATTATAAGTCTTATCGTGGTGTAAACCGTGCTGAGACTTGGCAAGAATGTTGCTATCTTCTCAAAGCCGAAGGGTATGCAACAGATCCAGTATATGCAGAAAAACTAATTAACCTTATTAAGGCAAATGATTGAAGCTGGTGTTTCAGCAGGCATTGCTGTTATTGCTGGTGTTTCTGCTGTTGCTAATAGGTTACATAACAGAATAAATGCTGTGCATAACCGCATTTCTGAACTCGATAATCGCATAGACAGACTTGAGTTGTATTTCGCTCAAAACTATGTCAATAAAAGTGATTTCGTGGTTGCTCTTGAAAAGATGGAGAGCCACATGATCCGCATCGAGGAAAAACTGGATAAATTGCGAAACTTTTAATGGTTAAAAAAGAACAAACCAACATGGGCACCGAGGAGCAGTTTGAGACTCTTCACGGCCTTGTTACCTCTGAATTTATTTCACGTATCAAGGCCGGTGAATCCTCTACTGCTGATCTCCGTGCTGCTTGTGAGTGGCTAAAAACTAACGGCATTACAGGGATTCCTGTTGATGAAAGCCCCTTGGCAGATTTGCTGGGGCTTATTCCTGAACTTTCATTTGAAGATATACAGACCGAAATCTCATGAGTCTTTATCGCAATATAAATAAGCGTAAAAAGGCAGGTACTTCACGTTCTAAAAAGAACTCAACAGTATCTCCTAAGGCTTATAGCAACATGAAAAAAGGTTTCCCTAAAAAGAAAAAATAAGGAGAAAACAATGCCTCAAGGTAAAGGAACTTACGGTACTCAAAAAGGCCGTCCCCCAAAAAAAGCTACACCCCCTAAAAATAAAGGTAAGAAGTAATGGCACCTAAGGTCTCTTCAAACCCTGGGAAGAGTGCCCGCTATTACGCCAAAAACCCTAAAGCTCGCGCCAAAAAGAATGCTGCACAACGGCAGAGAAACAAGACAAGCGAGAACCGTGAATACAGATCTGAGCTTAATGCCGCAAGACGCAAAGCAGGTATTTACGGTAAAGGCGGGCCTGATATGTCCCACACAA